CTAGCAGCCCCATTCTGTAAAGCTCCTCGCATGTCAAAACAATAGACAAGACCACGAGTAGGGAGAGCAAGGAGATAGAAAGCGTCTTTATCGCTATACACAGCACTGATATCATCTTCATTCTCTAAGGAAATTTCTAGAACAAGGTCATCACGGACATTGGCGCTGATGTCTCGCATAGGAGCTGACTTCTCTTGCACTGTACGTTGCATTGAACGCACACCTGAGTCACTCAAGAAGATAATGTCACCACCTGTAACTACTACACTATCTCGTGCCATACAGCCAACACCAGTTAAGGTATCAGCTAAGGAGAGGTTAGTAGGATCATCAGCGTGTGCATATACGAGGATCTGACGACGACCAAAGATGTACAAGTAGTGGTTATGGATAGCCATGCCCATGATCTCATCAGCACCATTAGGCCATACCTGAGATACATCTAGAGAACCAGCACTACCTGTATTCAAGACATGACCAGCTAATAGGTCACTGAACTGTACTGTGTTCTTGTCTGTGGCAGTGTTTGCGGACCAAGTGCGACCATAAGCACTAATAACAATATTAGCATTCTGGACAGTTCCTGCATAACCAGATACCTCAGAGATACGTTTGTATGTCGTAGTAGACACAGCAGGATCGAAGATAAGAGGATCATGACCAGATTGATACAGGTAAAGCTTACCGTTCAAAGGAGCCATCATCCAGTTAGATGCTGTAAACGTAGGAGCTGTGCCGCCACCACCGTAGGTAAGCTTAGTAAGTGTAGAACCTACTAACTTAAAGATACAGTTATTACCTGATACGATGATGTAGCTAGTGCCTGCATTAGTGATGAGTTCACCAATGGCGTTGACGTTAGCTGTAGCTAGATCTGAGTTAGAAGCGTGGGCTGCTGTCCATCCCTTACGAGCACCGATACGGCCAAACTTGTCGATAACACAGTTGTTAGCAACAGTCGCGTACCCATTGTCAAGACTCACAGAGGAGTCCTGAGTGTTCAGGCCGTTGAAGCCCGGAGCAGCAATGGAGGTTGTTAAGAGCTTTTCAGCCATGTTTATACAGCAGACCAGTTAGTTGAAGTCTCATCACGAGCACCCTCTAAAGCCACGGCATCAGCCAAGGCAAGACGGTACAGTTGATAAGCCTCAGAAGCTTGTAAGCCTCCGTCCTCACCACGTTCAGCGATAGCCTTAGAATAAGCTAATAGTTGTACCAAATGGGCAGGAACTTTAATTATATCACTACTATTAGAAAAGTCAAGCTGTGGGACAAACAATTCAAAGCGAAGGTTATATACAGCATCAGGAAGAGGCCAAACCTCCACTTTAGTGTCACCTGAGCTATCTACACCACGGTAGCAATAACGGTCAGGAGCAGCTGATTGAGTAGTACCAATGTAGTATTGACGGTTAATCCAGTTAGGATTGGTAGCCTTCATGCTGATATCTTGCGTATCATTGATGACATCTTGGGTCTTAAAACGAGCACCAATACCTGTCAAAGAGTAGGCTTTCTGGCCTGCTACAGTGGCTAAGGTGATGGTAGTGTCTAGAGCGTTCCAATCGTAAGCATCTTCTACCTCTCGTTTAGCATCATTGACGAATACGCCAATAAGGGCTGAATAGGGGGTATCGGACACAGAAGTAACCTCTGTCTCACGTAAGCGAGTCAAGACATTATTGACTATTTGTAAGTATGTTTGTGCCATATTCTAGTTAGATTCCTGTCTTCTTCTCTAGCTCAAATGTACAGATAATACCGAAGGCACTGCTTGCTTCAGTGGTCATATGCACTTGGTCGCCTTCTTCCAATATTACCCCTGTACCGGGAGCGCTAAACTGAAAGTACATCTTAGATGTGAAGTTATATTGCTCTAAGATAGCTACGTGTGTGGCAGCACTTGTGTCATACCAGTCAATAGATAAAGTCTTATTCGTACCTAGTGAATTATGGGCGTAACACAGTGTCCATTTAGCAGTATAACCAGTAGGTACTGTGTAGACTACTGTCTCCGTACCTGCTGCAAGGTTCTTACCTACTGATACTGAACGCATAGGTTACTTCTTCTTGGGCTTCTTAGCCATGCCAGCCTCGGACATGGAGATAGCAATAGCTTGTTGACGGTCTTTAACTACAGGGCCACCCTTGCCTGAGTGCAGAGTACCTGCTTTGTACTCGTGCATGACTTTACCCACTTTAGCTTGTTTACCAGCTTTGGTCTTAGGTTTCATAGTAGCCATGATATTAGTAGCTGATCTTAGCTGTGATAGTGCCTGAGACATAGACTGTCACGTTAACACGGATAAAAGGAGGGGGAGTAGCGATAGTAACCAGACCATCAGCTGTGAGAGCTGTAGCGAGAGTAGACCAGTTTGTATTGTCTACGCTGCCTTGAACAACCGCAGTAGCGGAAGTAATACCTGTGACTTGAACAAAGGCAGGCAAGTTACAGTCAGTACCGATTGAGCGAGAAGCGCCTGTGGCTGAAACGGCGTTAAGAAGAGTTGCTGTTGTCATGATTTAATTTCCTTATCTATGTAAAATTGATGTGAAGATAATGCCTGCCATACTACAGATCATTACTCCTGAAGCTACCATCAAGATACTCTCAAGTCTCTTCAGTCTAGCGTTAATCTGTTCGTAGCGGAAGGCACATATGGCCTCGTGTGAGTCTAATCTGGCTGCTGTAGTGTCAATCGTAGCCATCTATGTTACTCCGTAGGTTTATTAGGCCAAGTAACTTCCCAAGGGAATCCTGACTGTTCAGTGACGTTACGAAGGTTATTACGATATGTAGCCCAAGCTTCTGTGTCAGCTGGAGCATCAGTCAATTGTGTCCAATCAGTCTCAGCTAGACGCTTATTACGGTCTTCACGTACTGATTCAGCTTGCTTAGCATCTAACGCTGCAATGGCTTCTTCGTCCATGTCAGCTACTGAATACTTAGTGTACCATTTACCAGCTACTTGTTCGACACCATCAGCAAAGGCTGTCTGATAGCGTGTAGGTTGAGCTTGCTGGCCTTCAAAGACTACCTCGCCACCTAAGCTGTTGATGAGAGCTTCAGTGAGTTGTTGTGGCAGGGAAGTATTAGGAAAGAGAGCACGGAACTCTCCTTCGTACATGACTTGACCTGTTGATGGGATTCTGATTTGCATATTATGTCTTACCTTACGCTATAGCTAAAAAGATGTATGTACCGCCTGAGGCATTCAAAGCAGCAGGAGCTGTTGAGCTTAACTCGAAACCAGCTGAGTAAGCGTCAATGTAGTCCGTTGAAGTAACTTCAGCAGCTGTACTATTGAGCAACAAGTAAGGGTCATTACCGCTAACAATACCTCGTGCAGTGTCCCATACGTACCAATCACCTGGTGAGTCAGTACGCTTAATGAGTACGAATCTAGCACCAGCAGCGAAGCCACAGTCAACTTGCTTAGTAGTCCCTGTACCTGTGTAATTCCCCACTTTTGACACGCCAGCGCAGGTTGCAAAAAGGTAGGCAACGTAGGTTGAACCAGAGCCGTTTGTTCTTGCTTCAGTTCCAAGATAAAAGTTTGTAGTTGTTGGTTGAGCGCCTAAATCAACAGAGCCGCTTCCATAAGTGGTAGTTACTCCCGCCGCAGTTGAATTTAAAAGATACCTAGTGTATGTTGACGCACCTAAATTAGCACCAACAAACCAAGAATCTACAGCAGACCGTTTCTTAATAATCATCAGCTCAGGAACAACACCTAAGTTGTGTGGTTGAGCTTGTACGTTAGTTCCAGTACCTGTATAGCAAACCTCATCAAAGAATGATGGGGCGCGTCTAAACATCCAATCAATATAGTTTGTACCTGAGTTATTGAAAAACGCGCCAGCAGCAACACCAAAGCCAGTGCTGTTGTCTAAATAATCATATCCAGCGCCCCAAGATGTGTCTTCTGCACCTGTTGAATTTAAAACAAGAGCGCAGTTTGCACCACGAAGCCTGTCAAAATCGTAGCCATTCCCTCCAATGCCTCCAGATGCGCTTCTGTTGCGAATCCAGACCATATCAATAGGAAAACCAGCAGGGACAATTGTTGGAACACCAGTACCAGCCCATGCGTTTGGTGTAAACACCTTAGTCGCATCAGTAGGCACTTTCATCGGGCCACGGCGAATGGCTATGTAGATGTAGGCGACACCAGAGCCTCCATTGTCAAAAGTAAAACCTGTAGCCGTAGGACCAACAAGTCCAAGAGCAGATTCAGCAGAAGATAAGTTTGGATTTAACTGTACAGTTGCTCCGCTTCGGTCAACTTGAAACCCGCGCATGTTATCAATAAGTTTCCAATCACCTGTTGATGCAGATTCTTTGTACAGGAGCCACTGTGGTTCATATCCTAAATTAACAGAAAGCACAGAACCTGTAGAAGTAAAAGACCCACAGCTAATCACATTGTCTGTGCCAGTTAAGCCAAAGCCTCCTGCATCATGGGCAAATAAATAAACTACATAAGTGCTTCCGTTAGCATTTACGTTGCCAGACACATAGAAACTTGTGCTTGTTGGTGCGGTTCCAAAGTAGCCTGTATTTAAAGATTGAGCGTTGGCGGTATTTAAAGTGACAAAGTAGTTTTGTGGGTTAGTTCCACCGTTAAGTCTTCGATGATATACAGCCCAAGAACTTGTGTCCTCAGTACGTTTTACGATGTAACAACCAGGAGTAGAACCAAGGCTGTGAGAAATAGCTCTGTTGTCTGTACCATCACCCGTATAAGTCACAACATCAAAGAACTTAGGCTGCTTGCGGAATGTCCATGAGGCGTAGTTAATACCGCTATTTGTTAATTGACCGCCGCCTGATAAATAGTTGACTGTAAAACCATTTGTGTTTGGTGTTACATAATCAAAAAAAGAAGTTTGCTGTGCTTGTGTACCATTGGTAATTAAAGCGTTGGGGCTTCCAGAAGAACTACCACGAACAGTGTCGTAAACAAGGTTATTCTGAGCAGCATCCCTAGCTTTGAACCATGTCATGCCGCCTTTAGTAGAGAGGTCAATGCCGTTGTTTATGCTGTAGTTTGTAAAGTCAGCAGCAGGTTTAATAAGGTAAGTCGAGAACACATCCTCGATGTAGTTGGCATCCCCTGAGACTGCTGAAGTATTACTTGATAGCATCAATAATCCTTAGACAGTGTAGTTCTTACCAGCATCGGAACCGTACCAATTTGTACCATCAGAAGTGAAGATGTACTTATCGAGCTTAGATGCAGTAGAGGTAATCGTAGGAGCTGTGCCAGCAGGCCACTTAACAGCAGAAGGCCAAGTAGCAGTGCGTGAGCCTGTACCGTCTTGCTTCAACAACAAGATGAAGGACTTACCAGCCGCTGCTGTGGGGAATGTGAAAGTACAGTTACCTGTGAGAGTCAGGATTTGAACAGTACCGTTAGCCAAGTCAATAGTGTAAGCAGTAGAAGTGTTAGCTGTAGCTGTTTCCTCTGTGTAGCCGTTAGTGAACGTACCAGCTTCGATTGTCTTGTTAGTCAGAGTAACAGTAGCTGCATTCTTAGTGGCATCGGAGGTGTTATCTACGTTACCGAGACCTAAGTTACTACGTGATGTAGAAGCACTGGAGACATCAGACAAGTTACTAGCTGCTGCGAGATAGCCTGAACCTGAGACATAAGCAGCTACCCAAGCACTGCCCGTGTACAGCTTCATGATCTGAGAGACACTGTTGTAGTACAGTGAGCCAGCCACGAGAGCATTACCATCGTTATCCACTGATGGGTCTGATGTCTTAGAACCTAGGTAACGGTCATCGAACTGGTCATAAGCAGCCAATGTAGCATCACGAGCA